TGATTGCCACTAAAGTCTACGGGCAACCAATCCTCATCCAAAACTTCCATACTTACGTCCCTTTCTTTTGTTATAACTAATAGTAGAAGTAACTAAAGTCATAACTTATGTAAACCCTACACTTACCTATAGGGATATATCTTAAGATTTGTAACATCACGAATTGTTACAGAACTAACTTTCTTAACTTCTTTAGGGCAGAAGTTTCTTGCCTTGATACCCACATCTTGCTTTTACCAACGACATTAGATACCTCATCTTGTGTCATATCACCAAAGAATCTCATATCAAGTACATCTAATTCTTCTGCCGTTAATTTCTCACGGGCAGTCTTTATAACATAACTTGCAAGCTCCTTAGCTTCATACCTAGATACATGCTCCCTACTTGAAGCTCCATACTCCTCACTGTACTGACCGGATGTAGACGACAAAATAACTTTTAGCCACTTATGTCCAGTCTCAGACATATCCCCAGTGGTTTTATCGTTTATATCACGAGTAAGCCTACGGGTGATATTGTGCGCAGGTACTGCAACAGGTAGTACGTCAATGTTTATGTAATCGTGCATACGTCTCTTAGCTTCCCTGTAGAGGTGCGCTGGATGCACTTCCTCATTATCCTCCAGTATCTCGTAACACTTAAGTACACCCTCTTGTACCATGTCATCACGGTGTGACGGAGAGTTGAACCTGTTTGCCACACGCTCACACATTTCTAGTATTTCATGCCCAGTTAAACTCATGCTCTGGCTCCTGTTCTAGGTACATCTGACGTTGCCTGATGAGGTAAGCGACCTCCTCAGCTTTTACATCTGGACACTTCTCTAGCGTCCTCACGATCTTCTTTATGTCCTCTTTAGTCATAGCTTATCTTTACCCTCCAGTTCATTAATACGCATCTGTGCATAGCGTATGACCTTCTCAAGGTCTGTGATCTCGCTCTGGACATCATTCATTCCCTCGTAGGGCTTGTATCCAGCGCGACTAGCATACTTGATGATATTCCCACGCCAGAACTCAAAGCCATTCTGCATGATGTATGTGATGGGTTCTATTTTCCATCGGGCGTAGTGCTGCGGTTCGTTAACTATGTCTGCTGTATGTTCTGCCATTACCGTACCCTTAAAATCTTCCATCACTCTTCCTCCAAACAAAAGTCACACCATGTACCTCTACTTGCATTACCACAACTGACACACTTGCGCCACTTATTCTTTTCGTCACGTTCCTTCGATGCCTTGCGTTCTTCCTCAGTCATTGGTCTTATCATTGTCTGTCTCCCAGTACAGGCCAGTCTTAATCAGCGACACAAAGCCTACGTTAAAGATAGCCATAAATGTCTCAGGGTCACACTCTACCTGTAGCGTAGCACTGCCATCTTCATGCTCAGTTATTTCAGTTATCTTGACTTCACTCATCTCTCAATGCCACCCATGATACAGGGAACAGGTCTTCCATCTTAAGGCTGATGGCCCATGCTACCTCTTGTGTTTCTGCCTGTGTGTCTTCCTTGCACCGTAGACGACACACATCAGCGAAGGCATCTAAGCTACCTGACCAATACCATTCAGTCATCATACTTTGCGGCAGTACAATACGAGCTTGCTCAGGCGCTACACCCTCAGACAGTAAGGTCTTGTATGTAGACAACTGCCTGTTCCATTGTACCTCTTGGTCAAGTGTTATGTTTACGACACCCTCAGAGCCTTGCTTTTTGTCGGCACTACGCCCACGCCATTGCTTCGGTTCGTAGAACTCAGGTTCACTATCAACGTAACGCCGACTAACCTCATTCCATCGCAGGAACTTATGCTTGACTAGCTGCCTAGCGACAAATATCGGAGCCTTAATCCTAAAGGTAGCGAAGCAATGTCCGAACGGACTGATGTGCTTCTCTCTGGCAAGGTAACGGATCAACTTGGCATCCTTATCCTTGAGCTTAGGTGGCCCCCAAGCATCATCCTCTAGCTCACTCTCTTTAGCGAAACTTACTCTTGCGCTATTGGCAACCGTTAAGTCACTACCACAGTGGTGAATGTATTTTGCTTTAATCATCAACACTTACCCCTATACATTCTATTGCTTCATTCTTATCGTTGACCATAACCGAAGCATCCTTCAGCGCAGACTTGCATAGGGTCTCATTCTCATACGTTCCCAAGTGATAGTACCTAACACCTTGCTCTGGGACAACGACAAACCATATTAGTATCCATATTGTATTCATCTTACTTTCCCTTCTCTATATCATCGAATATATCAATTAGAATCCTCGTACTATTTGGAGGTAGTTGGAGGGTAGTTCCATTGCTATTCCTAAACATCATGCTTTCATCCCCAAAGTAATGGGCAGTCCAGCCTTCACCTATGTAGGAACTCTTGATTAGTGTGTGTGCATCAACTGTCATAGCGATTGTCCTTTGTGTTTACGCTTACGTTTTAATATAGGCTTTTTCTTAACAGGTACAACCCTCATTTTGTATTTAGGCTGTCTTAGGTCTTTAGCCATAGGGTTAGGTCTCCTGTGTTTCATTAGAACGGTACTTCATTATTTCCATTGCGGGGGTCATTGTAGTAACCCTTCGCCAGATACTCTAGTCGTGGATCAAGCAGTTCCTCTAATTCACGGATGATTGACTTGGGACGGATACCCATCTCTTCCAAGTGTTGCTCAAGTGTCATGTTAAACATTCTCATTTCCCTTCGGGTGCTGTGTAAAAAACGTGTGTACCAATGCGACCATCTCGGTGGTAACTTTTGGCCCAATATGGTGATACTGAGGTAGTATGATAGTGGGTAGAAGTCAAGCCAATACGGTCACCTTTTAGTGCTGACTTAGCTATAGTCTCAGCTATATCAATGGCTTGTCTGTCGAATACGTTGCTGTTGTACTTGCGATAGTCATCCGATTTTCCATCGTGGGTGAACGAGAACTGCTTATGTTGGAAGACAACGGCACAGATTTTGTCGGGCCAACGGGGTGATTCTACCCTAGTCATTACGACCTCAGCAACGGCCCTCTGTCCTTCCAGAGGTTCACTACGGCTCTCAAAGAAGACCGCTGCTGCTAAACACATAAGGGGTGTCATTCGATCTCCTCCTCTTTGATTATTCGATCAATGTAGTCTCTCATGATCCTTTTCGTCGCTAAGGATTCCCCTATAATAACGCTTCGCACTACATCATGCACTACACAACCTTTAAGTCTGATATAGTTACGATCACCACCTATCGTTATTTCGGAGGAATAATTGCTGCCATTTGTATAGAACTCCGACACCTCGCATTCTCTTGCCGTTGGGCTTCCAGAAAGTTTTAATATCTCCCTTGGGTAATCTCCGAGGGTACGGGTGGTCTTATAAACATATGCTACCATCAGACTATCTCGTTACCCATGCCAAAGATGTGACGACCACCAGCCTTCATAGCCAGTACACGGTCAATACAGAAGCTCTTGTACTTGGGCTTCTCACCATCCTTACCTACGAACATAGGGATCAGGTTGTGAGCCTTGAGAACGTCAGCGGCCTTACGACCACGTTCACCACCCACGAGGTATTTCTTGACGTTCAAGCGACCATTGTATGTACGCTCCTCGTTATCTTTAGTGAGAAACTTAACGGTGATGAACTCGTTAGCGTTCTCTGCCAGTACCATGCTTACCATGCGTGTATCTAGTGCCATTGTGCTTACTCCGATTTAGTGTTGATTACATATATAGGCGAATCAGTCATTGATCTCAGTGTACTTGCATGTTTATCAGCTTGTGCCTTGGACATCAAGGGTAACTTTAGCTGCATCAAGATGCCATTTATTTCTGTTGATATTGCGAATTGTGTCATGCGTTTTCCTTGCTGTTTTAAATCAAAGGTACTGTCTCAAGGTAGGTGTCATCATCGTGACTATCTGTTCCAGCGTCTTCATATATATTGCATTCCGCTTCGCCAGATTTTAGCCAACCTTTAATATCGAATAAGTGCGACCAGTTTCTTTTCAGTTCACCCCTCAACATTCTCATTGCTTCACCTTTAGTTTCAGCGATTGCCCAGCAGCTACCTCCCATTGGGTTAACCATAGCTTTATACTTTTTCATTGTATCTCTCCTTTGTTTCTATCTACGGTTCTAATTGATTCGCTCAGGTGTGTCAACCTTAACTGGTGATCCCGACCAAGATTTAATCGACATCCAATTAAAGTGATATTCAGCTCCAACGTAATCCCATACGGCCCAATACTCTGCTGCCTCTCTGGAGGTTTCATCCCACACCCATAAGCATGGAATATCCTTTATGCGAATTTTGGTCGGCTTAGGCTTACCATGATGAAACATAATCTCGACATCAGCATCGACCATGATGTGTGTGTAACGATCAAACGCTTCCTCTTCTGCGTCTTGGAATAGTCCGTTTACTTTTGCCATTAGATTACTACCTTTTCTTCTGTTACAGTTACCTTATAGACCTCAGCACAATCATCGTCAAGGGCATGTAGTGCATATTCTGTACAATCTTCTAATGTTCCCTCGTGGTATAAAGTTCCATCAAGGTATAGTTCATAATATGTCTCACGGATTTCCATCAGCGAATCTCCTCTGCTATACTCTCATACTCTACTAACTCAAGGAGGTCGTCAAGTTTATCGTGGATGTCTTTCAGGCTATCTTTCACACGATCCATGTCATCCTTAGCATCTATTAGATACTCGAACAGGCTGTTGATCTTGTCTTGCTTGGTGACAGAAGTGTCATACTCAGGTGTGTGGTTCACGTTGATGCCACGATCAATGTCGTTCTTATATTCCCCTGCACGGGCTGACGCTTCCTGTGCGTCCTGCATGATTGCCTTAAGTTCTGCTAAGATATTTTCCATTTGTCTTCTCCTTCTGCTTTACGTTTCAATTCTTCTGCTTCACGCATAGCATCCCAAGCTATACTGTATGCCATAATAGCCCATGCACTATTGTCTAGTTCATCCTCGTTAAAATGTGCTTTAAACACTGCGGCAATCTCTTTATCAGCATCCTTTAATATCTTAGAGATTATGTTAAGAACTTCTACTTCTTTTTCCATCTGTCTTCTCCTTTATTCCCACGGTGGGGGTCAACTTGTAGAATCACTCTCGCATTTTCCACTGGTAGGGTCAAGAATTATTTCCACTGGTAGGGTCTTAATTTCCACCGGAGGGGGTCACGGTCATTTTCCACTGGACGGGTCATTTTCCACTGGAGGGGGGTACATCAGTGATCGCTTATATAAACATATGCTTATATTCGAATATTTGTATATGTTTATATGCTTATATATGGATATGCTTATGTAAGACCGTATGCAACGGCATACAATGGTATGCAACGGCATACAAACGACTGTGGTATTTTTACAACGTGACATAATTGCAACGTGACATTTTTACAACGAATCTGTCAAGCTGAAATAAGCTATGCAAAAATTGACATAGGTATGCGCTAAGGTCATGGCTAATGAGCTATGCAAAAATTGAAGCAGGTATGCACAAAACGCATAGCTAAGTTTTGATTAGGCATCCCCCATTATTTACAGCGATTCGGTAATAGAGTCCATAGGGCTTAAAACTCAATATAAGCCCGTTTTAAGCACGTTTTAAATCTCGGTCACTCTAACCCATAAAATTGATTCCCCGCGCTCTACGCGAGTCAAGCCCCTAAATGCGACAAATAATTTGCTTTCTCTATATAATGGGGCTTGAACCCGCCCGGTTTATCCCGTACTGATTCCTTAGAAACTCCGAGCCGAGAAAGGGCCGAATCATGACTAGCAACCAACCACACAACAACAAATCTTTCCGTTTTGTTTTAATCGGTCAGACCTTCGACTATATCGACGGCAAGCGGTACGAGAAAACAAATACCCAATACGCCCGGCCCTTTGGCGGCGGTAAGGCAATCAAATTGGCAAAAGATTTATATTGCCGCAATGTTAGCCTTTGGGAAGGCACAACGGCCACCGCCTAAGTTTAACGGGGCTACGGCCCCAACCAACCCCAACTCCGATAAAAGGAACCGACAAAATGACTAACACTGACCTCCAAACCGTACTGACTAGAATTGACTTTTTTGCCAAGGATATGGCTGACCATGCTAAAGTTGCTTATTGGATGAACGACGATAATAGCAAGGAATGGCACATAGGTCGCTGCAAGGAAGCCCTTGCCACTCTAATCGAATTACATGAATCCTTGTAACCTAGCGGGGGCGAAAGCCCCCAACCAACCACAACTCCGATAGAAAGGGACTCCAATGTCTAACCAACTCGACAACAATATCCGCGACGGATTAACCGACTACACCGCCCAATTTGAGGCAAGCCGTGACCGCCTCCGGGCTATACATAACGCCGAACGTGAGTCCCGTGCCAAAGCAAGGAACCGCCGCGCCGCCCTACGATTCATAAGCGACTTGATTGAATCCGTATTTATGGCCCTTGGCATTTTTGTTTCGGTTGCCATAGTTGTGACAATCTTAATCTTCGCCGCCTTTGGTTTTACCGCGCCGGATGGTTTTGGAATTCAGTTGCCCTTCTGCGGTTATTTTTGGGAGTCAATCTAATGTCTAACTTAGAAAACACTATTGCCGCTATGCTGACCGAAAACACTGGCACCCACTTTCTCGACAGCGGCGGGGCCTGTGGCCGTGCATGGCAACAGAACATGGGGAAAGCCGTTGAGGACTTCCAAGCGCAACCTAGCGCCACTGCCGAGATATATGTCAGGGAATGGCAAGGGAAGCTGACAGCCGAGATCATCCCCTGTGTAAATGTTTTTCACTTGCTGACATGCGGCGCTCTGGAAATCGACAGCCTGTGCAAGGAATTTAATGCCATGCCAGTCGAGAACTGGGGCGGGGATTATAACGGCGTATCGCTTGAGGGGCAGGAATTGCTAGACCTGCGTGGGTTCTCATTTGATGAGGGCGAATGTCAGAGTTTCAATACCTATAATTGGGCCGCCAATCATTCCCAAGTTTTCCAAGGGGTCGAGCTAGTCCTTGCCGGGGAATACGGGGATGACCGTTACATACTCATCCAGATTCACGGGGGCGCTGATGTCAGGGGCGGATATACTGATGCCAAACTTTTCAAGCTGTCGGATCATGCCGAATTTTACAACGTAGTGACCGAGGACTGTGGCTTCTCTGATGAGACCGGGGAAGTGTCCCTGTCATGGCATGGGGAATGGATCACTAGGGAAGGCGGCTGTGCTAATGATGAGGACTTACTGGCCCTAGCCCTTGCCTGTGGTGCATCACTTGAAAACCCTTCGATTGTTATCGAAGGTGACGCTTACTTGGACTTTTGAGGGGGGAAGGATATGACATATCAAGAATATCAAAGGAAATGCGCAAGCTGGGGTCACATTGAGTCGCCCTTGTCTTGGGAGGACTTCGAGTGGCTAGTTTCCCACGGCTTTAAATCCGACAGTATATTTTCTGTCAGTGACGACATAGCGGCGGGATATGGCATGGCAGAAGCTGTCCAAGCGTTGGGGGACGAGTGATGGAATGGCGAGTCTATATCCTAACGGGCGGCAAGCGGTTCTGCTATCATGCTACGCGCAGTAAGGCCGAGGCGCTAGACAAGCTGACAGTGTTAGAGCGGCGTCACGATTCACGCTATCAATTTGAGATAGAGCCGGTGGTTTTCTAACGCCCTATTCTCGACACAATTAAGACACAATTAGGCTGGCCTTAGTGCTGGCCTTTTTGCCGTTGTGCCAATGGGATAGCATTAATTGAACGGGCGTTCAGTTAGCCAATGGGGTATAATGTTACCACAAGAATCACTCATGGGAAGTGGGCGAATCGCTTATCCTCTGTCAAGTTTTTCTTTCGTCAACTCACGTTTTGTTACAGTTTTGCACTTTTTTGTAACATTTGTCACATTTTCGCTTGGGACCCTTGACATTACGGGCGAATCATGCTTGTGGCCCCCTTAACACCACCTGAATCCAAAACCAAAAATTACTTTTGCCCTACCCACCACGTTCAAACAGGCGTTATATCTGGAGTACCCACCAAGGTACATATCGGCGGTAATCCGCTTACGTCATCACGAATTGTTACAAAACGGTAGTAATACTCACGAAAACACGACAAAAAAGAGAAAATACTTTCGTTGTAAAACAAATGATTGTAAAATAGTTGACAAAAAGTGAAAATAAAGTGTCTAAGATTCGAATTTGTATCCCTATAGTATAGTGAGAGAGAGAGTAACTTAAGTTTTAACGTAAATTATTACCACTACGATTTATACTACTAAGCTATATAACGTAAGTCATAACTATAGTTACTCCCCTCAAGAATCACTCCTACAAGTTGAACCAAG